CGGCGCAGTCCGCGCAGTTTCGCTTACAGCAAACAATTACGAAGTGGACTTCTCACGCGGTAAGAATGCTACAATACGAAATGCCATCCAAGAACTGATGGATGAACTTGACTTTGATGACTTTCTTATCAACGCCATGCGCTCACTCATGGTATATGGAAATGACATCAACAAAATCGTTGGACGCGCTGGTGCAGGTATTACTGACCTACAAAGCGTTCCCGTCAAGCAAATAACAATTGTTGACGAGCGTGGCGGTCTTGGCTCTTACTTCGTAGCAGACGAAGATACGCCTATCTCACGCGCAATCACATACATGCTACGCGAAGGCACTATGTATGAACAGGCGTTCCCTGCTGACGAAATGCTACACATCAGGATTGACTACCGGTCTAACTGGTTCACAGACAACAAAGGCCGCCGCACCTACGGTGTGTGGGGTGCATCCCGATTTACCTCGCTAAAACAACCTATACGCGCAAAGTATAACACAATTAACAATCGCGTAAGCCTTGAAGATGCAATGACCAAGCAATACATCACAATTGACAAATCTGCTATCGAACACATCCAAGACCCTAACGAGCAAAAGCAGCGGCTACAATACATCATAGACGAGGTTATCAAACTATTCGATGGACTGCGAGGCGACCAAATCCCCGTCTTGCCCCACTACGTGCAACTACACCACGTTGATTTACAAAATGCGATTCCACAATCGTCACAGTTCCTTGACAGCATCAACGCTGACATTGCGGCTGTTCTCCAAGTTCCCCGTGTGGCAGCAGGTCAAGAAAAAGGTAGCACCTTCGCAGCAACTTACAACGCTAACTTGTGGGCTGTGCAAGCAATCAGCCGCCTTCAAAAGATTCTTGGTGAGGCAGTTCACGACCTTTTCTCAATGCACCTTACACTAAAAGGTATTGAACACTCAAAGAAAGACATACCTCCTATTCGCTTTGAGGCTATGAACGAAGAGTCACCTCTTGCTATGATGCAACGCGCTGTTCTTGGTTACAACGCAGGTATTATCACACTAAACCAAGCATTGGACATGGTGAACCTACCCGTGGCAGGGCGAGCAGGTAACACACGTAAGGAAGGTTCAAACAACACTCAACAAGTAGGCGAGTTGCCCCGTGAGGATTCACAGCCGGGGGCTTCGGAGATGAGACAAGATGGCGAAGGAAGGTAAGTCGTTTAATGACCGTATGGTTTCGCGGACGGTCCTTCCCGTCATTTATCTTTGGATGCTCGCCTCCGGGTCAGTCGTGGCTATGGGTATTTATGCTCCTGATGTGGTTCTCACTAATTTGGACGGTTTCATCGCCCTGATTGCTATTATCGGTGGTGTTGCTGCTCCTTCCTTTAACACATTACTACGCATGTGGGAGCAAGAGCAAACTAAAGAGGGAGAAGAAATACCAATAGATTCGCAACACGAACGAAGCAGAGAGGCTGCTGAACATGAACATCAGATGGAGATGGAGAAGAGATTGGAGAAGCCGTGGGGTGGAGGCGATGAGTGAACAACCCGATGACTTCGATATGTTAGTTCGTAAGGCTAAAACACTCGCAAAAGCCACAGGACGTAGCGAAGAAGATGTTCTCGCAGACCTGATGGATGACGGTGTGCTTAACGAATCTAACAAAGAAAAGCGTGACCTTGTAACTGAACTCAAAGAGGCCGCAGAACTTATCAACACCGTCCAAGCCATCAACAAAGAAGTATCCGATAACAAGGTGTTAAATGGTGGCGACAACAAAACAGAAGTCGCTATTGAAACCACTCTTGAAGGCGACATAGTGGACCGGGCCATCGAATCTGTCCAACGCAAAGCCGAAAACATCCGTAAGATTGTAATTATGGTTGCGCCTATTTTCCTATTGATTGGTGGCGGCGGCTCTCTTGAAATGTTTGGTGTGACTGACTTTGTTGGCGATGATGACGAATACTACGAAGACCCTTACATCCCACCGGAAGTATGGGGATGCACAGATTGGGAGGCAGATAACTACGATGAATACGCTACACTGGATGACGGCTCATGTAGTTATGATGTATATGGATGCACTAACGACGCTGCACCAAACTACAATCCCAATGCCACTGTTGATGATGGGTCGTGTGAACCTAACCCACCACCGCCTCGGCCCGGATGCACAGACCCCGAAGCGGAAAATTATGATGATGACGCGCAAGAAGATGACGGCTCATGCACATATCCTCCTGAACCAGTATATGGTTGTATGGACTCAGAAGCAGATAACTACGACAGCGAGGCCACAGAGGACGACGGGTCTTGCGAGTATTCACCTGAACCCGTGTATGGATGCACAGATGACTCTGCTAACAACTACAATCCAGAAGCAACAGAAGACGACGAGTCATGCGAATATGACCCTGAGCCTGAGTGTGAGGTTGAAATTACCAACCACTATCGAGGCCATGTAGCCGAAGATACAGAACAAGATGCTATCTTAGTAGCCTTCCGTATAATTCCTACTAACTGCGAAGGCGAGACAATCGAAATTGATATTGACATGCATCCTCCGGGTGAAGACGATGAAGTCGACTACCATCATTATGTAACTGTATCTGGTGATGAGCCTACTGATGTTTCACACACCTTTGATAATGTTGCTGTGGGTGTATGGGTTCCCCGTATCACAGCAATGATTGATGACGAAGAAATTGAACGCATATGGATGTGGTCAATAGAAGTTGTTGAGCAAACCTGTGAGATTAACTTATATGGTATCAACATAGGCACTAACAACACATCTGCTGTTGTATTTTACGACCTTGATTGCGGCACAGAGCCGAATCAATTAGATGGTTACAACGTATCTGTGCAGTTCCTCGTATATTCTGTGAACTCAAGTAATGGGACTAATCCTCCTATCCAATACAACACTTCCTTACATTATATTCAGGGTTATGCAGATGACCCGCAGATGCTTCGCCTAAGTAACTTTACTGATGGTAACAGCACACATTATGATTTTTACTGGTATGCTATATGGGAAGATGCCGACGGAGAGCAGCAAATGATGGAGCGCAAGTGGTTGAACAGGGAGTTATCCCCATGAAGTTCAAGATTATGACTGAAAAACAAATCAGTAACAGGGCTGAGGGTTTTTTAACTGCGGCAGAAAAAGGGTATCCTGAAATCGTTGCACCACTTACCTATTTTGTAAGAGTTAGTCAAGACGAAGTGCTTGGCTATACATCATATAGAGACATGGGTGGTTTTTATTTCGTAGGTAATACATTTATTGACCCTAACGCAAGAGGGCAAGGCGTGTATGGTGAATTACTTTCGCACAGAAACCGCTGCCTTCCTGAAAAGCCAAAGGTTACACTTGTCAATCCAATCAACGGGACTAATCCAGAAATACTGTTTGCTCAGGTTGAAAAGCAAGGTGGTGTTCCAGTTACTTGCTACGAAGATGTCGCAGACATCATGAGCAAAGAAACATACGAGCATTTGGTAAAGTTACCAATTTTTATTTACAGGTGATTACATGCCTACACGCGGAGCAGACGAACCAAGAGATGAGTTCCTTACTCGATGTATGTCCGATTCAAAAATGGTTGATGAGTTTGGCAACACAAAACAACGGTATGCGGTTTGCGTTAGTTATGCTGATAAATCATCCAGTGCGTCCCAAGCAAACATGGAGTTTTGTGACTCATGTGCTTCTGAGGACAAGTGTGCCGAAATGGGTCAATGTGCGGCAGATGACGCTACGGCAAAGCACGGCGGTCAGCACGGTCGCCCCGGCCCTAACGACCCACGCAAAACACCAGCCAAGCCAAGCGAACGGCGCAAAGGCAGCAAACGTAATCCACCCGGCTCTGCTAAGGGTAAAGGCGGTAAGATTACATTTAGCAAGCAAACCGAATCCACACTTAGAGAAATGGTGACTAAGCACAACGCTAAGAATGAGCGCAAGGTAACTCTTCGTATGCTAAAGGCTGTGTATCGTCGCGGAGCAGGTGCATTTAGCACATCTCACGCACCCAACATGAGTCGTGGTGGATGGGCATTCGCACGAGTTCGTGCATTCCTGTATCTGGTTCGTCGCGGACGGCCAAGCAATCCTAACTACAAACAGGACAATGACCTCCTTCCTAAGTCGCACCCGCGAGCAAACGATATGGAAATGTATGAAGATTGGGGTATTCCTGCTACCGCAGCAGAATATCAAGGTCGTTCAGTAACTCTCAACAAACCATTCCGAACACCTAATCAGAAAAAGAAGTTTGGTGTGTATGTGCGAAATAGTGCTGGTCGTGTTATTATTGTCCGGTTTGGCGACCCTAACATGGAAATCAAGCGTGATGACCCAAAACGACGTAAAGCGTTCCGTGACCGACACAATTGTTCCACAGCAACAGATAAGACAACGCCTCGTTACTGGTCTTGCCGTCAATGGCGTGGCGGCTCTCGTGTTGAAGCAGACCATGTAAAAGACCACGATGAAGAAGAAGAAAATAAGATTCGACGTTCAATGCGAAGAAATCTTAAAAGATACTGAATATTCTTAAATCATTCAGTGTTTCGGTGAATCTATGGCAATGATACGCCGAGATGTGTTTGACAATCCCGGTGAAGCACAAGAAAGAGCGAAAGAACTCGGTCTTGATGGCATTCACTCACACGAAGAAGACGGTAAAACCGTTTTTATGCCGGGTAAAAACCATGAAGAATACATGAAGAAAACCGGTGGAAAGGACGTTGAGCAGAAAGTCGAAAGTTATCACAAGAAGAAAGAAGACGAGTATATGTCTGTAACTATTGACCTTGAAGTTGATGAAATGGAAGCGGTCGTTGAGGCTGCTACCGGCAAGTCAATTATTGAGTTGCGTGGTGTTGCATTCCATGAAGGATATAACAAGAATGGATGGTCACTTACACGCGAAGCAGCAGAGAAGGTCATCCCACAGATGATTGGCGCAGATGTCACTCTCAACCATCCTAAGACAAAGGAGCAGGGCGCGGGATTCACGCGCAACATGGATGGTGGCGTGGACGAAGCCGTTGTCGGCGTAGTTCGATACGCATCTATCCATGACCTGCCCGAAGGCAAGTGGGAAGTTCGATACGTTGCTCATGTAGTCCGCACAGAATTGTTTAACGCTCTTGAGTCCGGCCTTTGGAACCGTGACAACTATGGAGTTTCTATCGGCGGCACTGGCATCCCTGTATCTTCCTCAGAAGACGGTATTATCTT